GCGAAGAGCAGGCGGCTGTTGAGAGATACCGCCAACAAGGTTAGGGATCGTTCCAGCCAGCAAAGACATTAGTAAGCTCCTCTAGCGAAATACCCTCGTGAAATTATTGACTTTGTGGACCAAGAATCAGTCAGCATATTGCCGTCATACGTCTCAGCCTCTTCCTGCATGAGTGCTACCCACGCACGCTGTTCGTCCGCAGTGTTGAACTTGTTCAGCGTGTCTGAACCAAGTAGACGAGTCTGTAACAGGCGAGCTGCTCTAGCAGTGATGAACTGCTTGGCAGCAAAAGGTAGCTGCTCGAAAGGAAGGACTACATAAATCTCTAGCTTCAGTTCTGTTTGATCGAACTGGAATGTTGCGTTCTCTACGTCAAACAACTTTCCGTTCCTGTAGACTACGTTGACTGATTTGCTATCATCAACCGTGTCCACGCGAAGAGTGTTTGCAGGTAAAACGACTTCTTTTGAGACGTTAGGTGTTAGTGTGTGACGTTCACGGTTCCAGTGCCAGCCCATGCCTTGCACGGATCGGGCGGTTTCATCGATGAGGTCACCGGCCATCTGAGCGTCGATGGCTGCACCGTCAAGCGTGTTTACAACCGGCTCGCCCATTGATGACAAGCAGATATTAACTGCTTCCAGTTTTGTCATCGGAGTGTCGTAGTAGGCCAATAAAACCTCCAAAAATAATTAAAAGAAAAAGGGGAGAGATTTCTCCCTCCCCGAAGTAAAGAATTACGCAGCACGGATTTCGTACAGGCATTCGGGGCGAAGAACGCCGTGTCCGACAGCCATTTTAGAAATCATGAGCGTACCCTGCCGACGCATGTCATATTCCATTTCAGAAGACAGGTCGAGCAGTTTGACAGTACCCATAGCCTGCGGGTGCATGAAGAGACCCACAGTGTCAGAAGCGTCAACGGTGTACTTGGACGAGTAGTCCGGGTACGTGCTCGTTACGGACGTGTGGTTAACCGTCAGGTTGTTAGACTTCACGATAGCGAAGCCAGCAACCGTCTGGACCTTGCCGTCACTGTACGAGCCGTTGTTGCCGGGGTTGTAGAAGATGTTCAGGATTTTATCAGACTGAACAATTTCGTAGTAACGCTGTGGCGATACAATCAGGAAGCGGTTTTCAGCAGGGATGTTCTTCTCATCAAACGCCTGAGCTGCATCGAAAGCAGCGTCGATGATGTCTTGAACAGTAGGCGTAGCGCCAATGTTGCTGGAAACAGCGTCACCCTGACCGACAGCACCCACGCCGATGCCACCAGCGCCAGTGTCGCGAGCGGCCTTGACGCCAAGAGACAGCAGGTTGCGGTCGTAGGTCTGCGCAAGAGCCTGACCCATCTGGACCGAGTATTCAGAGCGAACATCAAAGTGGCTCATCGCTTCATCGATACGCGCAACGAAGGTGTTTGCAATGAGCAGATCATCGATGGTGATGACCTTCTCGTCCTGCTGGATCACGTTGCCGGTAATTTCAGCACCAGCAGTGTGGTACTCCGCTACCGTCTTACCGACAGCAGGAAATTGAGCCGACTTGCCGCTAGAAATGTTACGAACGCGAGTCTTGTCTTTCATAATAGTATTTGCATTGAAAGTCGTCAAGACTTCTCCTGAAAAAACCTTCAGGAACAAAGCACGAGCGTCACCAGTACCAAGCTGTTGACCGACCCGTGAGGGGGTTGCGTCTGCCATAATATATTTTCCTTCCGAAAATTATGTGAGTTGAGTTGAAAATTAGTAGAACTCAATCACCATACCAGTTGTCCTATTGTTAACTCCGCAGAGCGTATCGTCGGGCCGGAAGGTAGTTTTTGTTCTTAATGTTTTGCGCGATTCTTGCCTTTTGGCATAATGCGCAAATTAGAAGGGCGGTTGTCCAAGGTGTTATGATTTGCATGATCAACGTCATTGCCATCACCTTTGCGAGCTTTGCCCTTCCTTATCATGAGGCGTCTGGCCTTATTGCGACCAGCGCGTCGTTTCTTCTGTGAAGGTTTACTGTGATAATCACGGTATTCCTTTGCGTAGTCGCGAGCCATAAATTACCTCATTTAGAAAATGTCGGATCGACCAAGCTTTCTTTCAACGTCTCGACGGAAAGCAGGGTCTTCCTTATAACGAGGATCACTCATGTCCTTCTCTAGTTCTGCAACTGAGCGATATACGCTCGCACCTGCCTTAGCAGTCTGTCCACGAACTTCACGAGAAGGCTCAAAGCCAACCTCTGCATCAAAGCGGGCCTTCAAACCTTTGACGGCCATCATAGCGGATGCGGTGTTTCCACCGTTTACTGCCGCATTGTATGCGGAGATTTCATCCTCAGAGAAATTGTCAGCAGCCCACTCAGTCATGGAGTTGTAGTTTTCTTCTCCTCCAACTGAGTTAAACACACTCTGACGTGTTGATGAAATAAGTGCTTCCTGACCCGTAATGAACTGGTCAACAAGCGACTTAGGAATGCCAGCTTCTTCTAGTTTTTTGTACTGGCTGTCACTGAGTTCTCCGTTTTCCCAATAGGAGGTAGAAAGCTCATCAAAGTTAAGTCCGGCTTTCTCAGTAACCTGTCGAGCTGTTTGTTCAACCGTTTCGGTCTCTTCGTCGT